ACAAGTTGAAATATTCCGTGATCTAGCTACCGCATTGCCACAGTATGAATGGGTAGTATGTCAAGATCAACAGCTAACTAAAGATCAGTATCATACCTTACTAGGTCAAACTAAAATAGTGTTCTCAGCTAACTTACAAGAAACTCTGGGTATCAGTTGTTATGAAGGTTGTTTGGTTGATGCAGTTCCTATGGTCCCGGATAGATTAAGCTATGTTGAAATGTATAGTGATGCGTTCAGATATCCTAGCGAATGGACTGAGTCATGGGCTAGCTATCTAGAACACAAACAATCGTTAATAGATATTATCGTTTGGTCTATAGAAAACTATGAAAACCGTATCAAATTGGTCAAGGCAAATGCCGCTAGCCTTACAGATAATTTCTTTTCAGCAAACAATCTGTTAGTAAATATAAAGTAATGTACCAATACGCAGAATTAGTTCACTGGATGAAAAATCAGGACAGTATGAGTATCTTACCTGCCCAGGTAGATATCGACTTGACTAATGTCTGCAATCAAGACTGTTATTACTGTAACAGTGCAGACTTTCGCAAAAATCAACCTGTCCAGAAAAAATATACTGAATATATCACTCTATTAGATAAAATTGCAGGATGGCGAGCACATACCCCTAAAAGCTATGGAACTACACACACTATAACCTACCCCGGCGGTGGTGAGCCCAGTGTGTTAACAGGATTTGAATCAGTTATAGAACATACTATTGATCTAGGATTCTTAACATCTATAACAACCAATGGTAGTCATTTAGATAAACTACTAGATAATATAGTCATTGAAAAATTGAAAAAAATTGCTTGGATTGGTATTGATATAGATGCGGGTAGCGAAGAATTATATGAAAAAATTAGACGTAGTTTAACCAAAGAAAGTTTATTTAATAAAATGACGTATAATGCTCAAGGATTAATTAAAGCTGGAGTTAACGTTGATTTTAAATGCTTAATTAACCCATTGAATGATACAGCAGAAGCTCTGGAAGATTTATTCCGTTTTGTCAAACATACAGGAGGTCGTAAATTATATTTCAGACCAGTGATCGTTAGTGGTGAAGCATATCCTATCACATATAAAACTCTGACACTACTGGAACAATTAAGTCACAAATATAATCAACCTTATTGGATAAATCAAAACAAAACATTACCAAGAAATTATAAACGCTGTCATCAAATGTATCATTTTCCTGTGTTCTGTGCAGATGGTAAAATTTATGTTTGTTGCGAAGGTAAAGGCAATCCACAATTTGAATTAGGCGCTTGGGACACTGGAGATTTTCGAGACCTATGGATGAGCACAAAACATCACGAAATTTATAATAAAACTAACGTGGGCTTGTGCCAACCTTGCCGACCAAACAAAACTAATATTGAGATCCAAAATATTTTAGATCATCCAGAAAAAATTGAAGGACTATACCTATGAGTTATCGTTTTCCTGTGATTGAACTATTTGATAGACTAGCTATCGCTGAAATCAAATGGTCAAGAACACAGAGCAATCAAGAAGAACTTGATTGGTACCGTCTGCAGATTCAAGACTTCAATTTTAATCTTGTGAGTTCACTGTTTGAGGAACTTAAAAATATACATAATACTATTTGGGAATTAGAAGCAGAATTAAAAAGTGGGCGTGATCAAGAACTAAGTTTAGAAGAAATTGGACGGCGTGCAATTTTAATAAGAGATTGGAATAATAAACGTGTAGCAATTAAAAATCAAATTGCTGATCTGCTAGGATCTAGTGTTAAAGAACTTAAAAAGGATCATCTTAGCGAATGAAACATATTGTGGTATGTGGTGATAGTTTCAATGTTGATGACATTGATTATCCTAATATTCATTGGACTACTAAACTAAACAATTTTAAATTAACTAACTTATCTATTCCGGGTGCCAGTAACTTAGTGATTAGACTGCAAGTTGACAAGGCCATTGAATTAGAGCCAGATTTAATTGTAGTTAGTTTTACAAGTAGCATGAGAACCATAGTAAAATATAATAAACAGATTAATTCAAATCTAATAGACAGAATCTATCATGCTCCACATAATAAAAATGAATTTGATTTAATTAGTTTCCCTTACGCAGGTGCAGAACTATATAATGTGCTAACAGCCAATCAATTGTCTATTCTTAAAGATTATGTTTCTGAATTTGTAGATTTAGATTTACTTAGATCAGAAAATTATTATATAATAAAAGATGCACTAGAAACACTAGTGCAAAGCAAAATCAAATTTAATTTTAGTTTAGGTGGATTTGACCACCAAAGTTTTACGACTCAACCTAATTTTAATTTTAGTAAGTTCATCCAACACCAATGTCCGATTAATTTATGGGATCACTGTAGTGCCAAAAAACAGTTAAGACCCTGGTATCATGTAGCAGATATTAACATACACAGTAATTTAGCAGAATATTATAAATGTTTGATAAAATAAAAGAATTTGAGGTAGCACTAGCCAAGTTCACTGGTGCACCATATGCAGTTATGACTGACTGTTGTACCCATGCTATTGAACTATGCCTACGCTATGATAATATCCAACGTGTGACATTTCCAGCGCATACCTATCTCAGTATACCAATGACCATGCACAAGCTAGGTATTACATACAACTACAATGATAAACTGTGGATTGGTGAATATCAGTTTATAGGTACACGAGTTTGGGACAGTGCTAGATTATTAAAACAAGATATGTATCGTCCAGGACAACTACAGTGTTTAAGTTTTGGTCATGGTAAACCCCTTGAAATTGGCAGGGGTGGCGCAGTGCTTACAGATGATGTAGAAATCTATGACATCCTTAGCCAACAGAGATATGATGGGCGTGATCTAAAAGTTAGTCCCTGGGAAGATCAAAAAGTATTTAAGGTTGGGTATCACTATAAACCTACTATCGAAGAAGCAGTAAAAGGTTTGGAATTGTTACCAAATATTGATCAAGAACCTAAATATAAAGAGTATCCAGATCTTAGAAATATTACGATCACTAGTTGACACAGACCTAAATAACCTATATAATATTAACAATACGGCAATCCTCTGCCTTAACATCGGAGACAAGAATGCAAGACAAAGTAATAAGCGAACGAATTCTCGAACGCATACAAGCAAGTAATACTAGATATTGGGCAGGTGACAATATCTCAGAGCATATATTAGATAGTGAACGTAGTGAATTAGTGGACGAACTAACAGAAAAATTTGAAGGTGTTCTAGATAGTTTATTAATTGACAGACACACTGATCCAAATTCACGTGGAACAGCACGCAGATTAGCTAAAATGTATCTATATGAGATCATGGCAGGCCGATATGATCCAGCACCAGATGCTACAGCTTTTCCAAATGATTCGGAGAACCGTTATGAAGGTATGCTCGTGGTTAGAAGTGAGCTTCGCAGTATGTGTAGTCATCATCATCAGCCTGTGGCCGGTGTAGCATACATCGGAATTATCGCCGCACAGAAACTCATTGGGCTTAGTAAGTACACTCGTATTGCTCAATGGTGTAGTCGTCGAGGCACACTACAAGAAGAACTTGCTAACGATATCGCAAGAGAAATAATGAAAGCCACAGGCAGTGAAAACGTAGCAGTCTATATACAGGCCACACATGGTTGCTGTGAGAATAGAGGTATCATGGCACATAGCAGTCTGACACAAACCACGGTGTTAAAAGGTGCGTTTAATACAGATGGTAATACCAAGAAAGAGTTTTTTGATAATATTAAATTACAACAGGAGTTTGCCCCAAGATGAGCAACCTAAAACAACTAGCAACACAATATTTTGAAACATTTAGTAATAAAGATGTAGATGGCCTAGCTGAATTATTTGCAGATAACATAATAGTTCGTGATTGGGAAATTAATTCACAGGGTAAAATAGATGTATTGGCAACTAATAAAAGTATCTTTGACAGAGTAGATACTATTACTGTTACCCCGTTAGCATTGTATGAAGATGGTAATACGGTATCTGCAGAGATTGAAGTTCTGATAAACAATGATTTAAAATTATTAGTCGTGGATGTAATTACATTTGAAAATAATAAAATTTCTAGTTTACGTGCCTATAAAGGATAATTGTGAAAAAGTTATATGTAGATGAAGTACAGATCCGAGAATACGTTAATAAAATCTCATATCAGATGTACAAGGACAATTGGCGTCCGGACTATATTGTAGGACTTACTCGCGGAGGACTTGTTCCCGCGGTGTATATGAGCCATGTGTTAGATATCCCCATGGAAACATTGAAAGTAGCTCTACGTGATGGTACAGGTGGTGAAAGCAATGGTTGGATGGCAGAAGATGCTTTTGGCTATATAGATGCCAGTGCCGTTCCTAGACCCAAGGGTGAACCAACAAGTGACCCTAGTCTACGTAAAAACATACTGATCTTAGATGACATCAACGATACAGGCGCTACACTTGATTGGATTATCCAAGATTGGCAAGCAGGTAATTTACCTAACGATCCAGCCTGGGCAGACATCTGGGGTAACAATGTCCGTTTCGCAGTATTATTTGATAACCTAAGCAGCGAGTTTAGCCGCAAGGTCAACTACAGTGCTGTAGAGATAAACAAAGCTGAAGAAGATGTTTGGATCGTTTATCCGTGGGAAAGATAATCTTGCAATTTTTCAAAAATAATAGTAAACTAATAGGATGGTTGGCTAATATCATCACCGTTGTTGGGGTGATATTCACTAGTATTGATGTGTACCCGCTTAACATTATTATATTGTCATTAGCTGGTGTGCTTTGGGTCATAACAGGTATACTATGGCGTAAACCTGAATTATGGTCATTGAACGCAATTATATGTGTGATTTATCTTTACGGATTATTTAGATGAGCAAATTAAAAGTCAGTGAAATATTCTATTCAGCACAAGGTGAAGGACGCTTTATTGGTGTGCCTAGTGTATTCTTACGTACATTCGGATGTAACTTTACCTGTGGTGGCTTTGGTATGAAGGATCGCACACAGATGAGCACAGAGCGTGAGTTTATTGATCCTACAAAATATCGTATATATGAAGAACTGCCGTTGGTTACAACAGGCTGTGATAGTTATGCCAGCTGGGATCCAAGATTTAAGAACTTCAGTCCCTTATTAGAAATTGATGGTGTAGTAAAACGTATGCTAGATCTAGTACCAGGCAACAGTTGGCAAATGGCCAATGGCAATGATACACATTTGGTTATCACAGGTGGTGAGCCTTTACTAGGGTGGCAACGTGCTTATCCAGACTTGTTATCGCATAAAGACATGTATAACTTAAAGAACTTAACATTTGAAACAAATGGTACCCAGGAACTACATGAAGACTTTGCCAAGTATCTGAAACTTTGGAATCGTGGTAGCCGTGAGATCACATTTAGTGTAAGTGCTAAATTAAGTGCCAGTGGTGAGAAGTGGGAAGATGCAGTTAAACCTGAGATCGTTCGTAGCTATGAAAAGGTTGGCACTACATATCTTAAGTTTGTAGTTGAAAACTCAGAAGACTTCGATGAGGTAGATCGTGCAGTATCAGAATATAGGAAGGCCAAGTTCAAAGGTGTTATATACATTATGCCAGTAGGCGGGGTGGTTAAAGTCTACGATGGCAATAAATTTAATGTGGCTGATGAAGCTATGCGTCGTGGTTATTATTACAGCCCAAGGTTACATGTTGACCTTTGGGGTAACAGTTGGGGCAAATAAAAAGGAATATATGTCGTATCTATTTACAAGTGAAAGTGTCAGTGAAGGACATCCAGATAAGGTAGCAGATGCTATTAGTGATGCAGTATTAGATCTGATGATGCGTGAGCAGAATCCTGCCTATCGCTGTGCGTGTGAAACCCTAGTAACAACCAATCAGGTCATTATAGCCGGTGAATACAAGGGCATATATAATCATCTCGAAGTTGAAAATGCCGTGCGCCGTGTGATACGTGACATAGGCTATGAGCAAGATGGATTCCATTGGGAAACTGCTAATATCATTAATTTAATGCATGGCCAGTCAGCTGATATCGCCCTAGGCACAGACTCGTTTGGTGCCGGCGATCAGGGCTTGATGTTTGGTTATGCTATCAATGAAACACCAGACTTGATGCCTAGTGCTATCTATTACAGTCACAAAATTGTTGAACGGTTAACAGCAGTTCGCAAGAGTGGAGCAGTATGGCTAGGGCCTGATGCCAAGAGCCAGGTGACTATGGAATATAATAGCGATGGCACAATTAAGCGTATTGACAAGGTAGTTTGTTCAACTCAACACTCTGACAATATATCAATTGAAGATGTGCGTGAACAAGTTAAGACTATTATTAGCACAGTCTTACCAGGAGAACTGTTAGATGACGATACCGTGTTCCTTATTAATCCCACTGGTCGTTTTGTTATTGGTGGTCCCGACGGTGATACTGGACTTACTGGTCGTAAAATTATTGTTGATAATTATGGCGGCTATTGCCCCCATGGTGGTGGTGCTTTTAGCGGCAAAGATCCTACTAAAGTTGATCGCAGTGCTGCTTATATGGCTAGGTATCTAGCCAAGAACATCGTGGCTAGTGGTCGTGCTACGAAAGCCACGGTACAACTGAGCTATGCTATTGGTGTTAAAGAACCTACCAGCTTGTTTATCAAGACTGATAAAGGTGTTGACTATGATACTACCAATTGGATCAGAGAAAATGTTGATCTTACACCACAAGGTATCATAAATAAATTTGACCTATTCCGCCCTATTTACAGTAGAACTACTAACTATGGGCACTTTGGTAAGGTGGATTTACCATGGGAATCTGTAGATTTACTCAAGGATTAATATGATAAAGAAATTAATTAATAGCTTGTTTAGTGCTAAACTCGAACCAGCAGTTATTAAAGAACAAAAAACTAAAAAAACTCCCAAGGACTTGGCTACAGAACGTGATGAACCTTGGGTAGAAGTATTAAGTATGGACATCGATAAAGATAATCCAGGCAATGGTGCATTTGAATTAGATTGGAATGACAAATTTTTGTCTAATTTAATACGTGCTGGGTATCAAGGTAAGACAGATCAAGACATAGTTGACAATTGGTTCAAAGCAGTATGTCGCAACGTCATACAAGAAAACTTTGAGCAAGAGCAAGCTGATCCGACCAATCGTCCAAGTAACCGCAAAGATCTGGGCAACGGTAGAACGGAAATAAGTTGATATTATACGTAAATGGCGACAGCCATTCAGTGGGTGCTGAAGCGATAAACCCACATGCATTCGCCAATGATGATCCACAATACAAGCATCTAGGTAAATTTCCTCATCCAGATAATTTAAAAGTTAGTTATGGCCAACTTATAGCCAATAATCTAGATTATGACCTAATGTGTGATGCAGAAAGTGGTGCTAGTAATACTCGTATCATAAGAACCACTTATTCACATTTAGAAAAAACAACGCCCGATCTAATTGTTATTGGATGGACCACGTGGGAACGAGAAGAGTGGATGTTTGGTGACAAATATTACCAATTTAGTGCTGGTATGAATCCTGTAAACTTACCAAAAGAAATATCAGAAATATATAAAAAATGGATCGTTACTCGAGATCGGCCACACATATATTGTGAATATTGGCAAGAACGTATTTGGCAACTACACCAAACTCTAACCTCAAAACATATTCCGCATGTATTCTTTAATACGTTTAGCTGTTTGCATACACAAGATCACAAAGATTGGAATGGGAGCTACTTGGCTCCTTATGATCAAACTCAAACATATTATGATCAGAGCATCGCACAGGGGTTTAAGCCCAAAAATGTCCATCATTTTGGTACAGATGCACACCGTTATTGGGCAGAATACTTGACAAAAATCATAAAAGAAAGTATAATGGTTAAATGAGATATCTACTTGTAGACACAGCAAACACATTTTTCAGAGCCCGACATTCAGCACATCGCCAAAGTGATACTTGGGATAAGCTGGGTTTTGCTATCCACGTAACCCTAGCGTCAGTAAACAAATCATGGCGTGATCAAAAGGCTGATCATGTGATCTTCTGCTTAGAAGGGCGCAGTTGGCGTAAAGATTTTTATGAACCTTACAAGAAAAACCGTAGCGTAGCACGTGCGGCACTTACCGAAAGCGAAGCAGAAGAAGATAAGTTATTTTGGGAAACCTTTGACAACTTAAAAACATTCGTCGCAGAAAAAACTAATTGTAGTGTCCTACAACACAGTGAATTAGAAGCTGATGATCTTATAGCAGGTTGGATACAAAGCCATCCAGATGATCATCATACTATCATATCCAGTGACACAGACTTCTATCAACTCTTAGCAGACAACGTTAATCAATATAATGGCATCAGCGATGAGCTCCATACACTAAAAGGTATCTTTGACAAGAAAGGCAAACCAGTCATTGATAAGAAAACTAAAGAACCTAAGAAGATCCCTAACCCACAGTTTATACTTTTTGAAAAGTGTATGCGTGGTGATCCCACAGACAATGTATTTTCCGCATTTCCAGGCGTGCGCACCAAAGGCAGTAAGAACAAAGTTGGCTTAGAAGAAGCCTACAGTGACAAAGATAAGAAAGGTTATAATTGGAACAACATGATGTTACAGCGTTGGGTTGACCATAATGGCGTTGAACATCGTGTGTTAGATGACTATGAACGTAATCGTGTCTTAGTTGATTTAACTGCTCAACCAGATGCGATAAAGATTAAGATGGCAGAAACTATAGCAGCCGCACAAGTACCTAAGAACATGCCCATGGTAGGTGCACAGTTCTTAAAGTTCTGTGGCAAGTATGATCTAGTTAAATTGAGTGAGAATGCTAGCAACATGGCCGAATGGATGATGGCTAGCTATCCACAGAAAGATTATGCATGATAGCAGATGGCAAGTTCCTCGCATTAGATCTAGAACTCAATCAACCTAGTGGCAAGATCATACAGGTTGGTGTCGCTATAGGTGATAAGAACACACGCTTTGAAGACTATGTTGTCCGTAAATGGTACATAGATCCACAGGAACCCATCAGCGAGTTTATCAATGACCTAACAGGTATAACTGATAGTGACATACGTGCAGAAGCATATAGCCATGAACATGTTGCCCGTGAGCTCGGTGAGTTGATTAAAGAGCATAAGTGCTTTATCAATCCAGTGACCTGGGGTGGTGGTGATAGTGTGGAATTATTAGCAGAATTCTGCAAAAACCATGCTGATTTTCCGCATTTTGGCCGTCGTTGGATCGATGTTAAGACCTGGTATACATACTTGATGCTTACACGTGGTAAAGCGCCTAGTGGTGGATTAGCATCAGCTATGGGCTATTTCAAACTACAGTTCAAAGGTAAGGCACACAGGGCAGATGTTGATGCGGCTAATACTCTAGCATTGTTTTTCAAACTGCTAGAACGACAAGCCCGATTAGAAAGCATATTAGATTCAGCTAAAACCATATAAATTTTGGTTGACAAATATCAAATTTGATGCTATTATAACATAATTGCATAAAAATTTATAGGTAAATTATGATAAAGATCGATGGATCAAAAGCCAAAATACATTGGTTATCCAATAACCACAATAATGGCCTATTAACCAAAGATCAAGCAGTATTATATATACCACAAAAACCTCAGAAATTAGGACAAGTTACCAGAGACAGTGCCGAAGGACTTACCCCTCAACAGGCATTTGAGCAAAGATATTCTGATAAATCGTTGGCGGACGAGGATGTCATAGCTGAAGATATTTTTGTCATTGATAAATTGCATGGTGAAGATTATGATTATGATGATCCGCCAAGAATTATTATTCACGACTTATATCTCAAAGGTAAGTTACCGTTTGATGCTTTGTATCCAGGGTTTCAATTACCTAGTAAAAATACCGAAGCACTAATTAATTATAATCGAGAAGAGCATCTAAACCTTATAGTTGATGTTATTAAACAATCACAAGGAATTGGTACTTATTTTGACACCAAAGATCCCATTACCTGGCGGTTTCAGCAAGAAGATGACATACAGGAAATTAGTAAGATACTTAATCAAAATCGACTTTGTCTATACGCCGCCTATACTAGTCGAGGTAAAACAAAAATTGGTATCGAAGTAGCGGTCCGGCTTTGTCAACAGGGCGGAATAGTATTAGTTACTACACCAATTACAGATACTAAAAAATCATTTGAAGAAAATATCAGTGATTTTCATTTTGGTTACAATCGTAATCTTAAAATTACCTACATGGACAGTGTAGAATTTGCCAAACATAAGGTAAATGATCTGCGCCAACGTGCGAATAATGGAGAATTAATTTTTGTTGTGCTTACTGTACAAGATCTTCGTTACGGTGAATTAGATGTCACAGTTGATGCAGATGTTAAGGGTCTGCGAGACAAGTATCACGCATTAAGTGGATCAGTTAATTTATGGGTACGCGACGAACGTCATGCGCAATATAATGGTGAAATAACCAGCCAGCGTCTCGCCGAAATGGTAGCAGAATATGAATTAGATTTAACTGCTACCCCATATAATGTGTTAGACAAGTATGACTGGGAGCAGATAGTTAGTCGAACACTGCTATGGGGATTAAAATATAAAGAACATACTAAACTTCCTATAATTCGTATCGACGCTATCAGCACACCGTTGTCCAGTGTAAGTCCCAAAGTTGCCGCAATATATTCTGAAGAAGAAGGATTTGATCCACGCAAACTTTTTATTAGAAATAACGGAAATTTTGTTCTTGAAGCAGAACTTTTAGATATTCGTGATAGGATGTATCACAACGCATTGAGCAAAAATAAGAATCCTCTTAGCATTGTTAATGATACTGAATTAAGTAGTGTCGCTAAAACCTGTGGATTTTGGGTATTACCTGAAGGTCAAGACGGAGATGGCGCCGCTGATTACATTCCCGATCTGGCTAATCTGTTAAATACTAACAGTAAAACATATTTTACTGACAGTTACACTCTGGAAAAAGAGTGTCCAAAGAACACAACCATTGGCAAATACATTGAATCACTAGTTCAAGAACATGGTCGTGTTGTTATCCTTACTTGTGGTAAATTCCTAACAGGCACAGACATTCCGATACTTGGCCATATAGTTCTTCTGTCTAAGATGAATAATATTGCTAACTTCGAACAATTACTTGGTCGCATGATACGAGAGCATACAGGTAAAGATGAAGTTAAAATGTACTGTTTCGCTCCTGCTATGGAGATTGGATTAGTGCAGGGTAAGATGGCCAAAATGAATGTAGCACTAAACAGTGGTTCAGAATATGAATTACTGGAATGTATTCCTCTTACAGAATATACCGAAAACGAACCTCGTAGGATAAGCCCTGACACGATTCTAGCAGAGATACAAGAATTTTTTAAACGTCTTAGTAAGGATCGGTTGCCACAGGCTAGTTTAGAAACTGCGCTGTCGGACATTGATATTTCTGTCTGGGAGACACTTGATACAAAAAAGTTTAAAAGGTCTGCTCCTAAATCAGGCATAACCGATGACAATGGCTCTAGAGTAAAAGATAGTATCAGTACTAATCCCAAAACAGGCAAGCCTCGTACCAAAGACGAAATTAACAAACTAGAACAGATCGCCACAGCTATACAAACTGTGATGGTTGAAGCCAAATGGATTGCCTACAGTATTGATAATTATAATTACGCCGATGTGTTAGGTGACCCTATGTTGGCAAAAATGTTCCCTGACGAAATTGATGCGGTTGTTAAAACCATTGAAAATGATGACATTATCAAGCAGATGGTTATAAAAAATCTCAAGGATAAACAATTAGCCTACAAGGGGCTAGGCCCAAAAGATGTGTATGATGACATCTTCATGAACAATGATTACAAGAGAGACATTGGATTAGTATATGTTTCGTTTGATATGGCAAAAGAATTGGTTGGCAACTTGCCTGAAAACATATATAATAATAAAGACATTATTCTTGTTCCTAATGCGTTAAATGGAACTATACCGTTAATGCTACGTGAAAGATTTCCCCTTGCCCGTATCATATGTGGCGAACATTTTGAATATTTTAGAAGTCACTTAGAAAGATTGGGATTTGAAACTTTTATTTGGGAAAAAATTGATATGAAATTTGATATTATCGTAGGTAACTCTCCCTACCAAAAACCTAAATCTGACAGCAGAATGGGCAGTCAGGGATCCTCTGAGCTATGGCCAGAGTTCGTAAACAAAGGACTGTCTCTTTTGAAAGATGACGGATACCTTGCATTTATCCATCCCAACAGTTGGCGTAAACCTGAAGATCGTAATGGTTTCTGGAAACTTCTTACAAAAGAAAAACAAATGGAAAAACTCGTTATGAGTTCAGGAAAGGGAGATCAAGATTGGTTTGGTATCGGAGTACGAGTTGATTACTACATCCTGCAGAACAAAGCAAAATACAAAAATACCATAGTAGTAGACCATATGGGAGTCACGTATGATTTAGATCTTGCTAATTTTGATTGGCTTCCTAATTATGCAATTGACGAAATTTCTAACTTACTCGGAACGGGAACTAAGGTACTGTACAATACGTTTTATCACACCCAAAAAGTACACAGTGATACCCCAACGAAAGATTATAAGTATCCTGTTGTGCATACTATTAATAAATCTGGCCTTGGTATAAAATATTTTGATAAACTGCAAGAAAAAGACACCACGCACTATGGTGTAGCAAAGGTATTATTAAATCAAAATGAATTACAATACCCGCATAATGATCACAAGGGAGAATACGGTATGAGCCAACTTACTTTTGGAATCGCTATTTCTTCAGAACAAGAAGGTGAAGAAATTATCAAATTTCTCAATAGTGATAAAGGTAAACGATTGATTGCTGCAACCAAATGGAATACTTATTATACAGATTATGGTATGTTTAAATCTTTCAAAAAACATTGGTACAAATGAAACATGAAGATGTTATAGATCATATCCGTTCCCGGACTTACATGGGCGGAGTCGAACGTGCCCAATTACGAATAAAGGCCACAGGTGAAGTATTTACTCCCACTCCTTTGGTACAAGAAATACTAGAGCAATTACCTCCAGAGATATTTTTAGATCCTACTAAAACCTTTCTAGATAATAGCTGTGGTGATGGTCAGTTTCTTGGTGAGATACTAATACGTAAAATAGAAGCAGGATCAACATTTGAACAAGCATTATCAACTATCTATGGGGTTGATCTCATGCAGGATAACGTGGATCTTTGCAGAGAAAGATTGCTTTGTGGACACGAAGACTTACGTCATATAGTTGAACAAAATATACAATGTAGAGATGCATTAAAATTTGGATATAATTTTAAAGCCATGGGTCCAGCACGCAGGAACTCTGAAGAAAAGGCTAGGATCAGACAACTGAAATTAAAAATTAAACAAGAAAAACGAGCCAAATTGCTAGAATTAAAAAAGAAAAAAGAAACTATTCAAAAGAAACTTTTTGGCGCTACCTTAGATTAAAATTGTTGACTTTTATCAAAAATCTAAATATAATATAGTATGACTAAAGAATTAGATCGATTAGCAGCTCAAGCAGGATTACCCGTAACAGATAATCTTGAACATTTTTATCGTTTGGTTGGTGAACGTTGTGCTGACATCTGTGGTAGCCAAGGTGATCAAAAGAACATCAGGCGCCATTTTGGATTAGAATACTATGATGGCCCTAGTCATTATCAAAACAAAACATATCAGGAAACACAGTATGATTGGAATAAACATTACGTTGAGGAAAAGAAATAAATGGCACATATCATAGATAAAACATTTGAATTCTGTTATGGACACAGAGTTTGGACACAGAAACTAAATGGTGAATATGCGGCAGACTTGAAGTGTGCTTGTCGTCACCTACATGGACATGAAGGTAAGATGCAGGTCTATTTAAAAAGTCCAAGTGGTATGTTAGATCCAACTGGTATGGTAACTGACTTCCGTCATCTAGAATGGCTAAAGAAATGGATCAATACCTACATTGATCATCAATTTATATTAGATCGTAGTGATCCATTATATAATCAGCTTATTGGCGATCGTAAATTAATCCCAGCCCTTATTCCAGACACAACTCATGTAGCAGGATTTAATGTTTACTTGGGCGATCTAGAACCTAATACACCAGAATATGAATACTTTGAAGGCTTCTTCATCGTAGACTTTGTTCCAACTAGTGAAAATCTAAGTAGTTGGATGGCAGATCTAGTAGAAGCAAAAATGAGTAAGTTAAACGTAACCGTTGACCACATTGATTGGTGGGAAACTCCTAAGAGCCGTAGCGTATATTACAAATGACCGTAACAGTCTTTATCCTATTAGCCTTATTTGGCATCAAGCATTTCATCGCTGACTTCTTGATGCAGTATGATTATATGCTCCGTGAGAAAGGTATCTATGGTGCTACTGGTGGGGTACATCATGCTATAGTCCATGCTAGTTTTACTTTCTTAATACTTGTATTCTTTTGCTCTAACGTAAATACAATTATCGCACTTTCGTTCGCGGACTTTGTCTTACATTATCATATAGATTATTTTAAGCAACAATTAAATAAAGGACTTACAACAGCAGATCGTCAGTTCTGGGTTTGGCTTGGCGCGGATCAAGCTCTGCACTATTTAACTTACGTAGGAATTATCAGTTATGTCACTCTTGGCTAAAGCAGTAGTTAAAAATAAATGTTGGGTGGTTGAAGATAATGGTCACCAGGTTGGTACCATATTAACTAATCCACAAGGCGTGGTTTATCAGCATGATCAGACTCGAGAACAATTTGCTAGTCTTAAGTTGCTCAGTGACAAATATAACATCATTGTAGATAAAACTCCTCCCAAGCGTATTATTACAGAAAGCAACACTGTTTATGGATTCCCTTGTGAACATAAACCCAATAACGTCCTATGGGATGTCAAACACAAATTACCTATCTATACCAAAGGTAATAAAAGCAAGAGTTTTTTCTGCGCTGGCTACTATATCGTCAAGTTTAATAACGGATGGGTTAAATCATACTGTCCTAAACTAATCACACTGAATCGCTATCCCTATGCTGGCCCATATGACACGCTAGAGGAAATGCAAGAACGACTAAGGATCGCAAATGGAGCACTATTTGGAACAACAATTAAGCCTGCATCTGAAGAACTTTAATAACAAGATTAAAGTCTTAAATCAAACAGGTGCTAAAGATCTGACCTTGACAGCGGTAGAAGCACGTAACATACATGCTGAAATCTTTGAACTGTTAACACAGATACAAGAACTAGCAAAAGTCAAGAAAGAAGTTGCCAACGAAGTCATCACCGTCCAATTGGGCGGCAGTAAATTCTAATTATATACTCAGATAATTGGCATAAATATATATGGAGAAACATATATAATGTCAAGACCAAAACCCAATGTGCTATTAGAGCACGTTAATAAAACCAACTACAAGAGTGATCAGATACTCAGCAGTGAAGGCATCTGGGCGGTTTTCTATGATAAACAGCCGATCAATCTCAAGACTCAAAATATGCTAGTAGCTTATCCTGGTCCTAAATACAAGAAAGTATCATTTAGTAATCCTGGTCATGCTATCAATCTAGCTAAGAAGCTTAATACTCTATTCAAGTGTGACAAGTTCAGTGTCGTCTTACTTAAAGCAGGCGATCAGATCTACCCTTAATCATGGCAAAACGCACTGCTGAATCATTGCAGAATGTCTGGCAGAACAAGTTCCAACAGCATACCTTAAACCCATTTACCTCAGATCCCAAACTTGGCATACGCTATCAGCGTTTTGATAATCCAGCTAGCTGGTGGCATAATCCCGTAAACCCAGATAGCCTAAGACTAACACGTCCAGCGTTTAACATGCTGAACAAAAATCCAGAGATAAAAAATTGGCAGTTCAAACTACCCACACCTTTGGTTACTAGAGCTTTTATACAATTAGAAAAGCATTTTACCTGTCCTTATTATATTGCTACCCATACCAGCATCTATGTATTCAGCGAGCAGGATTCGATCATGCTGGCCTTGCATGGCTCAAATCTACAGCAGTATCTTGACAATCTAGATCAATGATGCTATAATGTTCTTATGTTCGAATATATCGCCACCCTAGTAGGCATGCATGAAACTGACAAGATTCTCATGGCAGAAGCACAGGCCAAAGAGTCTAACAAAACAGCCATAGTCCAAATATCCACACCTAATCTCTCAGCACCCTGTTCTTATAGGGATCCCAAGAAAATCAAGGAATGCCTGGACGCAAAATTTAAACTCTATGATAAAACGCCCGATCCCTATCAAGATATGTGGGATAAAGACTGGATTAACAAGCCCTAAAATGCACTCTAAAAGTGCATTTTTTTTGGCTATTTTTCGCTGATTTTGGTTGACTTTTGGTTAAAATTCCTGTATAATACTACGTATAGACAATAAGAAAAGGAGCAATAAATGACAACTAAAGAAGAACAATTACAGTGGGAAAAACAAGCCTACGGTATGACTAAGGCACAATTAGATCATATGGTAAAAACGCAGGCTTTTCCAGGACAAGAAATGATGTTCGCCGCAGGTATGTTGAGTGATGCCCAACAGGTTTTAGATCCAGAGTTTAATGCTGATGGTTGGGTTAGTCCAGAAACTGCTAATCAAGCACGTCAGTATATCAACTGCGCCAAGGCCATCATGTTTGATGTCATGGACCCATCACGTCGTAAGGCAATGAAGGAGACTGTATAATGTTAGCTCAATTAGATCAACTATTAGTAGATATCAAGGCCGACTACGGTCGTTGGAGCAAGAACTTGACATCACCTCGTCAAGAGATGATTGATGAGTTTAATGCTCGCATCCGTTACACAGAAGGTAAAAAGTATATCAAGGTCATCCAAGGCACCAGCGTATGGGGTTTCATCGTCAAGGAAGATGGTGGTAAGTTCCGCAAGGGTGATATCCTTAAGGCCGCAGGTTGGAATGCTCCAGCAATGAATCAAGCCCGTGGTAATATCCTAGACGGTGGTTACACAATCCAGTGGACAGGTCCACTTTACTTATAATGGATCAATTCATCTACTTCGCAACGGTACCCAAAGACATTCAACTGCTTTTGGCACAGCATGAGAGCCCTGGATCTGAAACCAGTATTTGGAAATGGATCCCTATGGAATATTTGGACCGTGTAGGTGAGGCTCTTAGATCAGCTGGCCGATTCCGTGTGGTATATCGTGGGCCACGGTTCCACCGCTGGCGTGCTTCGACCAACAAAAAGGACGCCGTGGCTTTCACGGTGTATGAACTATGACACCACAAGAACAAGAAATCATTGATGCTATTTGGGGAGAAGATGCCTCAGAAGTAGACAAGGCCGAAGCCACACAGGTAGTAGAAGGTATATTTGCCATGGCCGATCTTATGAAAGCTCGCATGCTGGCTGGCAAGATTACCTACGTGCCCTTGAGTGATTATCTACATTAAAATCAACTTGACAAATGACCATTTTGGTGTTATAATAGTTCTACACAGTTAAAAAATAGAAAGGGTTAGAAATGGCAACAACAGAAAATCGCACCGTAACCAGTGATGAGGCCCGAGTAGCACTCATACAATGTTTCAATAAGAAACGTCCAGTATTCCTTTGGGGTCCTCCAGGTATTGGTAAGTCAGAACTAGTAGAAACTATCACCAATGAAATGGGTGGTCATATGATTGACTTGCGTCTTGGACAGATGGACCCAACAGATATCCGTGGTATTCCTTTTTACAACAAAGATAATGGGTTGATGGATTGGGCACCTCCAATCGACTTGCCTAGCGAAGAACTTGCTAGTCAATACCCAGTGATTGTATTATTCTTTGATGAGATGAACAGTGCCGCACCTAGTGTGCAATCTGCGGCTTACCAACTTATTTTAAATAGACGTGTGGGCAAATATCGTTTACCAGACAATGTTGTAATGGTTGCCGCTGGTAACCGTGAAGGTGACAAAGGTGTTACATTCAAGATGCCTAGCCCACTTAGTAATCGTTTCGTGCATTTAGAAATGCGTCCAGACTTTGATGCTTGGCAAAAATGGGCAGTGCTCAACAACATACATAAAGACGTTGTAGGTTACGTTTCATTTGCCAAACAGGACTTGTTTGACTTTGATCCTAAATCATCAAGTCGTGCGTTCGCAACACCTCGTTCGTGGACTTTCGTTAGCCAATTGCTAGAAGATAACCTACCAACAGCAACAGAAACTGATTTGGTAGCCGGCA